CTCACCTTATTATGCAATATAACATTTCCCCAGAGACCCTCAGGGAGACTCGACATCCCAGTTCGAGCGTTGAAAGGCTCTTAAAAAAGGAGTGTACTATTGATGGGGATTATGCAGTTTGTGCGAATGGAGCACAATATAGGAAGGATGTGCGTGGGTTCCTTCCTGAACTCATGGAGAAGATCTACAATGAAAGGGTCATCTTTAAAAAGAGAATGCTTACTGCTAGGCAGCAATATGAGAATGCCCCTAGCAAGAAGTTGGAGAAGGAGATTGCTAGATGTAATAACATTCAGATGGCGAAGAAGATACAACTCAATTCTGCTTATGGTGCTATCGGTAATAATTACTTCAGGTATTATAAACTAGAAAACGCAGAAGCAATTACTTTATCAGGGCAGTTCTCTATTCGATGGATAGAAGGTAAGATGAATGCGTATCTAAATAAATTGCTTAAGACTGATAACAAAGATTATGTCATCGCTTCTGACACTGATTCCATATATCTCAATCTGGGACATCTTGTTCAGACTATCTTTGGTCAAGACAAGGATGTTGATAAGACAAAAATTGTTAACTTTTTGGATAAAGCGTGTCAGGAGCAATTTGAACCGTTCATTGAAAAGTCGTATGCTGAACTTGCATCTTATGTAAACGCATATGATCAGAAGATGTTTATGAAGCGAGAGAACATCGCTGATAGAGGCATCTGGACTGCTAAAAAAAGATACATCCTTAACGTTTGGGATAGTGAAGGAGTTCGTTATGAAAATCCTAAACTGAAAGTGATGGGGATTGAGGCTGTTAAGTCTTCAACTCCAGCACCTTGTCGTCAAATGTTGAAGGATGCATTTAACAAGATCATGACAGGGACTGAAGATGATGTCATTGAGTTTATTAATGACTGTCGTAATAAATTCAGTTCTATGCCACCAGAAGACATTGCCTTTCCACGTTCAGTTTCTGATGTGGAGAAGTATAAAAGTGTCAACATGATATATGAGAAGGGTACTCCGATACATTGCCGAGGTTCACTTCTTTATAATTATTATGTCAAACAGAATAAGTTGGATCATAAGTATTCTCTTATTCAAAATGGTGAGAAGATTAAGTTCTGCTATCTCTCTAAGCCTAATCCAATCCATGAAAACGTCATATCATTTATTCAGGACTTCCCTAAGGAATTAGGGCTGGACAAATATATCGACTATGACTTACAATTCAATAAGTCATTCTTGGAACCTTTAAAAATCATTCTCGACTCTATTGGGTGGAGTAGTGAGAAAACTGTAAATCTTGAATCCTTTTTTACTTAGATGGAATTACCTATCAACGACCAAGATCTGGATACAATAGTCAATGCACTAGCATTGGGTGGAGATACTAGACTTTATCATTTATTAAAGGAGGTAAAAAATGACAGAAAACTTAAAGAACAAGAGGTAGTATTATGATTTTTTTATCAACCCCATCAGTGTATAATTTACCTGGTACATGGGAAAAACAACCTGATGCCATCATACCCCATCTAAGTCTTACACCAGATCAAGGATTTATTCTATTCTTTGGTTTAGTTGTTGTAGGTTTAGTTGCTTATGGACTTTATCTTACAGTAGGAGCAGGTAAGAAGGAGTTGAGAGATCC